GAATTTACAATGCTAGAAAGGCGATCTTTGGTAACAGTGAGAACGCACACATCACATTTGATGGTGCAGATTTTAAAATTAAATCAGATCATGATACTCAGATCGTAGACGAGAACGATAATAAACTTGCGGTATTCAAACCTGGCGGTAGTGTTGAGTTATACCAAAATGGAACCAAGAGACTGGACACAGTTTCTCTCGGCGTCACTGTTTACGGTGCATACTATGGAGACGGATCTAGACTAGCTGGTATTGTTACCAATATTGTTGCTGGTGAGAACATTGAACTATCTCAGAATGGTACAGAAGTAACTGTAACTAGTACTGCTGCTGGTGGTATCTGGCAAAACTCGGGTTACCCTGGTGCAGTTGGTATTGGTACAACCGCAAGGGTTGGTGTTGGAACCACTGCTCCTGATATTTCTAAGATCTTTACCGCTAAGGGTAATGCTAATGTAACTGGATCCCTTGATGTTGGTCCTACTAATATTGTTGGTGTTGTTACTGTCTCTACTGGTAGGATTCAAACCCCGACAGGAGCTAATATAAAAATCGGTAACTTGCCGATGTCAACTGGCGGTGGTGGTTTCAATATTGGTATTGGTGAACAAGTCCTAGCCGTAATGAACGGTGGAGATGGAAGAAATATTGGTATTGGTAACCTAGCACTGTATAGTGTCACGAACGGTCAATACAATATTGCTTTGGGTGAGAGAGCTGGTAGACAGATCACTCAGGGATCTTACAACGTACTTATTGGTAAGTATGAAGGTATTAATGATGACCTAGACATTAGGTCTTCATCCAATAATATTGTTTTGTCTGACGGTGCTGGTAATATCAGACAATATATTAACTCTAGTGGTGATGTAGGTATTAAAACTACTGTCATCACCGAGGCATTGACTGTTGCTGGTGTTGTTTCTGCAACATCTTTCTATGGATCTCTCAATGCATCACAGTTGACTGGTTCTATGCCAGCGATTGATGGTTCTCAATTGATTGGTGTTGTCGCTTCTGGTACTGGTATTGTAATTAGAAACAGTGGTAACAACATTGGAGTTGCTGCAACGATTAACTTTGATGCTAACCTCAATGCTTCATTCTCTGCTGGTGTTTGTACTGTAACTGGTAACACTGAGTTCTGGAGGGAGACTGGTGTTGGTATTCATACCTTTAAGAATATTGGCATCGGAACTACAAACCCAGTTTATCCACTGACTGTAGAGGGTGCTGCTGATATTAGAGGTAATCTGAGAGTCAATAACCAGTATCTAGAACTAAGTTCTACTGGTTGGATTAGACATGATGATCAATCTCAGGATCAAATGATCTTCCAGATTAATACTGGAACTGACTCCCCTGGTGTTGACGGTAGTTTCATATTCAGAAGCACTGATCCAGGCATACCTTCTGTGCAAAAAGATGCATTGAGAATTTACAGTGCAGGATCTTCACCAGATAGACTTGTTAGAATCTATAGGAACTTACAAGTAGATGCAGGTGCTACGATTGCAGAGACATTATCTGTTGGATCCGCAGTTACTTCATCTCCTGCTGGTGTAAATGTAACTGGTGTCATTACTTCTACTACATTTGAGGGGTCTGCATCTGGTTTAACTGACATTCCTGCGGGACAATTGACTGGTTCTATGCCAGCGATTGACGGATCCAATCTACTTAATGTTAATGCTACTGGATCTGGTATTGTTTGTGAGGATGATGATATTAATGTTGGTTCTGCAAGAACCGTAAACTTTGGCGATGGTCTAGACGTTACCTATTCTGCCACTGGCATTGCAACCATCACTGCTAGTGGTGGATCTCTACAAACTAGAGAGGTAGTTGTAGGAACTACAACTGCTATTCCTAATAATGGTATAGGTAACACTGATATTACTGGATTCAAGTCTTATGGATTGATGAAGGTCGGACTATCTACTGCGGGATGGTTACGAATATATACTGATAGTGCATCTAGAGCTGCTGATATTAATCGCGGTATAGGGGAAGACCCTGCACAAGGTAGTGGAGTGATCGCGGAGTTTGTTTCTACTGGTATTAATACTACTAGTATTATTTCTCCATTCGTTATGGGTGGAAACTTAGACGAACCTGCTTCCACGACAATCTACGTTTCAATTAAAAATCTAACAGGGTATACCAACTCTATATCTGCAAACCTAACAATCCTTCAATTGGAGGCATAAACGACAATGGCTATTTCAACTTACGTTAATACAATTGCAGCTGGTTACGGCAAAAGTGATGTGATCACTCAGTTGGAGAGTGCCTTCACTTGGTTAGGGTGGCATGAATCTACCGAAGTAACTGGTATTGTTACAGGTATTCAAGCTTACATGTATCAGCAGGATCCAGCTGATCAAGCAACTAATGGTTATACTCATTATTATGGCGCTGAACCAGATGCAACTTCTGGTGTAGGAACTGATTTTATGGTATATGTTAGAAGATACTACGGTAATCCAAATCAGGTCATGGTTGCTAATCCTGGTTCTGGATATACTAGTGGTGAATTTATATCCTTTCCAGTTGGTGTAGCTGCATCTACACTAGGATTTGGTGTTACTGTGTATACATCTCCTTCTACTGTTAGTTTTGGAGGGACTACTAATAAATTCTATGATAGTCATAGAAATCCACTCAGTACTTACAATCATGGAACGTTGAAATTATCAGTAGCTCCTGGTAAAAAGTATGGAAATATGTTCCATGTTTTTAGGAATTCTAATACCACTCAACTTACGGTTAGTTCGGGTCCATACTGGAATGGTTGGGGGCATTTTGATCCTGTCAGTGGAGAAGAATATCAGGTAGGCGGCACTGGTATTGGTTCATTTGGTGCTTCTAATGCTGGTTACTTGCCTTGTTTTGGTGGCGAATTCGGCGCTGATGCTTCACAAGCCCCTTCTTATACTAGATATGAATGTGCTCATGATTCATATTTCAATGGAACTACTATTGATATAAGTGGTGGTAATTCATATGCTTTAGACTTAAGGGTATTTAAATCTGGTATTGATCCTAAGTTTGCAGTTCTTGTTTGGAATCAACCAACACAATCTTCAACATCTTTGGATAGTAATACTTATGATGCTATTATTCTTCATAACTTTAATCCTGATTTCTTAGATTATGATAAAGTATATTGTGATGGATTTACTAAGCTTGAATGGTACAGTGGGAGTACTTATCCAACTTTAAATTTTATGAATTATTCTGGTGGAGATACTACTTATGATAGAAAAAGAGGTGTGATGAGGGGATATGATACTAGAGGAATATCCCCAGTAGGTAACACAGATGTCTTCTCGGCTGGACAGATCCATAATTATGTCAATGCTGATGATGTTAGAGTGTATCATAGATCTGGTGAAGAAGAACAGAGTAGTAACCCCGCTGGAAAACAACCAGTAGTTGAACCATACTATACGACTGTAAAGGGAATTCCTCTATGTTATAACTTCGTGCCTGCTCCTTATTATATTCCTGATGATTTTGTATTAATTAGTTTTACGTATGAAGCTCCTAATACTAATATTCAGACAGGAGATATTATTACTATTAGTCCCACTGAGAAATATTATGTTATAACAGGAGCATATGGTCAGAGTGGTAGTACCGCAGGGGTACTCTTCTGTGCGAGGTTTGTCTGATGTCTCTAGTACTCTCATCAAATTTCACTTTTAGTGGACAACAACCAGCTATTGTTGGATTTGCTGCTACGATAGCAAATCGTTTTCAAGCAGTTGGTATTCAAACTTTTACTTCTACAAATGGAACTGTAAGAGTTTTAGATACTGATCTGAATTTTTCAGACGTTAGTGATAGATATGACCATAGACGAGGATTCAGGCCTGGAGTGGGTCACCTGTATCCTCGTGGTGGAGAATGAAATTACTAAATACTATCGCCTGATTCCATATGATATATGTCAGAAGAATTAAAGAAGGAAAAACCTAAAGGCCCTTTAGGTAAACTAAAGGACAAAGTTGAAGACTCCGAAGAGCAACTGATGATTTTGAGTACCCTTGTTAGATTGGGTATTCTCATCTGGAGCGGAGGGATCTTAACACTTAATTATGTTACAATCCCAGGTCTTCCTCAACAAAAGATTGATCCAACTTTCATAGCATCTGTCTTCACGGGCGTGCTAGCGACTTTTGGCGTCCAGACTGCTAAGAAGTCTGGCGATGGGACCATGAAAATGAATGGTGCGGGACAAGTAAGTAAAGCTGACCTTGAAAAATTAATTGAAAGGGCCGCTAACACTGCTCCTGCTCAGACAATTAGAATTGAGCAAGCCCCTATGGTTATTGCTCCTACTACTAACCAACCTCCTAAGGTATAAAATTATGCAAAAAATTATTAATGCACTAGCCATCCTATCTTTTCTAGGAACTGCAAGTATTCTCGGTGCAGGAACCTATGTTTATCTACAGAAGGATGCTATTATTGAAGGTGTAAAAGAGAAAGTAACTAAGGCTGCTGTCGATGGTGTAGCAGGTGCCCTTCCAGGATTGATGGGAGATAGTATGCCAGAACTTCCAAAGGCAACTGGTGGAGCTATCGGTACTAGTGCTGGTGGTGTTGGATTCCCTGGTGCTGCATTGCCAGGTATGAAATCTTTCTGATTTAGTATTTGAGTATGGAGATACCTGATATTGACACAGGGGGTATCCAGATTAATAATGTTGGAATTAGAAATATCGACATTCCAAATGTTTATGTATCTGATTGGTTGATTCAAAATCCACCAATGGCACTCCCCATTTATCCACCTGTTACCAGTGTGGTGGGAACTCCTGTTGTCAATATGCCAGGCTGTGTTGAGGCTCACCAAGAAAGTAATAAGAATACTGCCCTCAAGGATGAAGATCCTGACGGCACAAGGGTGTACTGCGATGCAGGTTCACCCTCTTTTTATCCTATAGATTATGATGCATCGAGACTTGAACTGACACAACCAGATCAAAAACCGCCACCAATTAAACCACCAGAGGCCCCAGAAACAGAAACACCAGAGACTCCTGCTGTACCTAATACAGGAGACACTGGTAGTGTGGAATGCCCTACTCGGGCCCAAGAATTAAAAGAACCAGTTGGACATATCAAAGGAGACTTGAAGGTCACTGGATATGAACTGGTTGGAAAGGAATGTATTCAGGTTACCGAAAAGATTGAGGTAGTAGAGCAGATTATAGGTAATATTCCATCAGCAGGTGCTGTAACTGCCACTGCTTCTATTGCTGTTGTTGCAACGTCCTCTGCTATACTTGCAAAACCTCTTGCTGATCTTCTTTTGAAGGTGGTAAAACCTGTTGTTAAAAAAGTTATAAAGAAAGTTCAAGGGTTGCTAGGTAAAACTCCTCCCAAGTTAAGTGCTTCTGAGATAAGAGCAGACAAGTACCGTGAGAAGAAGGGATTACCTCCCATTAAACATAATAAAAAGAAGAAAAAATCCTAAGGTTTACCTATAGAGAATGTTCCTAGGTCAGCTGCTGTACCATTAGCTTCAGTATGTGGAATAGAATGAATGTGGGGTTTGATAGTATTAACACCTTGCACTACCACATCTGCACAGATGGAATAGTATGGACTTTTGGGGTGAAAACTGATGCCTTTCTGTAATAATTCGCCACAATTCTTAAGTCTGGCTATCTCAAAGTCGAGGCGCTTATTGGCAACTAGTTGTGATTGTAATTCTGTATGTGTATCTGCCGCTTTCTTACAACGTCTTTGTAACCCTCCATCCAAAGGGAACGACATAGTTGCTGATAGTCCGATGTTAGTTGATAGATTATCTTGCTGACCTGTTCTTACTGGTTTCTGCCAGATCACTGAGCCAGGATTATCGGGAACGCCGTCTCCTACAATCTCATCAATCATGACAGTCATGTCAGCACCATCTTCAAACCAACGGGTTCCATCATCTTTGGTACGAGTGTCATACCAAGGTTCCCATGGATAGTTCTTTACGTTCTTTTGGACTTGAACTGTTCTGCCAATAAAGTCTGTACTATCATATTGTGGCTCAAAGTAGATATCATTCCATGGTTCTTGGTAACTTCTACTATGAGTAATGAATGGTGTGATGTTAAGAGTGGGCCCTTGGCAACTAATACCATTGCCATATGTGTTAGTAATGTAAGGACCCTGTAAAACCTGAATAGCCTGGTTGGTTACCGAGCCTGATGAGTTGGCGATAGGGTTAGCTGTCGCACTTACACCCCCTACATTTTCCGCCAGTGTGGCAGGGACAATCGCAAGTTGACTTAGACATAGTACTACTGGGTAAAGATACTTGTTGTGTCGGTTACGCTTGTAACCTCTGTTACTCTCTGGATTACCGTCTGATTCGTGACGCCTGGCCCACGGTAATGTTGTGAAAATTGGAATGCTCCACCTGGTGTTGTCAGTGTGAAGTTTGAATTTGTTAAATCTGCTGAGGTATTGTTGCTTGTTACGCTTCCCTCTATCCCTCCTAGTGGAGTCACAGTGACTGTGTTCGTATTTGTGTTGGGGTTCAGTGGTTGCCCGTTGTTGGACACGCCTACCCCCGAAACCGAGTATTCCCATCCTGTTGAATAATCTATAGAATTAATCGTTTCAGTAACCTTACTTGTGGTTTCTGTATGGCTGGTCATTGAGCCTTGGGTGAAATTTGGCACCACTGGCACGGAGTGAGCTGGTCTGACTACTCCGTGCATGACTCCAAGAACCAATCCAAGAGTGATTGCTCCTTGTAACCTACGCATAATATATATCTCCTTATCTGACCTCTAGCTCTGTGACAAATTGGCCAGTAGCAGTTGTACCTGCGCCACCAGCTGTTAGTGTCATTAGACCCTTAGTGTCAATAGTACCAGCCAGATCACCAGCAACACCAGCAGCATTACTAGTCATTGATCCGAAGTTACCAACAGCACCTACGGAAGGAGCAGAAGTGGGCACTGCATCAGCCTGTGTGTATGTAGCTGAGTAGCTGAATGCATTTCCAGATGTTACTTGAGTAGCAGCAATAGTGCCTGGACTCATGACACCACTGGTGATTGTTCCAGCAGAGATAGTATTAGCAGTAGAACCATCAGTAGTGGCCACTCCACTTCCTGATACGCTATATGAACTTCCCAACCTGGTTGCTTGAGTAGCAGCAGACTGGACATTTAGTTGGACACTAGAACTAATCTTATGCGTCATATCGGCATGTGCGGGTGCCGTCAATCCTAACATTGCAAGAAGCACAAGAGCTCTTTTCATATGTTTTATGAGACCTTCACCCGTATTTATGTTTTATTTTTTTAAATAAATGATGCAATGTACGTCAGGATACACTAATCATCTTCAATAAATCTTAAATTTAGTGAAGATAAGTCTATAATTACCCTTGTTAATCTCTGTCCAGAGTCTTCTCTGTTTACTGAAGTTAATACTTTGCCGTTTGTTTCCTTGAAGTTGGTGAAAGTTTGTGCTGCTGTTGGGTTGTAGAATCCGAACCCAGGTACATTGGGAGTATCTTTCTCTAGACCCATAGTGCCTCCCTGATATCCACTTGCTGTGATCGTTACAGGGTCAGTACCAATTTCTGAGTACCACATTGCTCTAAGATCTAACTCAACAGTGTTGTTAGTGAGACCTCCAGGGACTTGTTTTAACGCATTGACATCAATAAAGATTCCCTCATAACCAGCAGTGTCTTCTGTGTTATCTCCACCCCACTGCATGTAAACAACACTACCATCTTGATTGGTAATCTGTTCACCCTTTCTGGATCCTACTTCTCCACCTAAATTTGGGCTTAAAAATTTTGCAATAATATCTAAGTCTTTTCCATCCGTCCAGTTCCAGTAAAAGACTAGGTAGTTACTATAGAAAACTGCTGGATCAAATACTGTTCCTCGGGACTTGCCGATTCCAAATGCTAATGGCATGATTTTAACTAGGGATTATAAATGTGCCTTTCATACCACTATGAGCGGTACATTGATATTCGTATGCTGCTGGTGCATCATGTGGTATTGTGAATATCTGTACTCCTGTTTGAGATCCACTGACATATGTTCCTACACCTGTTGATGTATTTTGGTATTGAATTCGGAATGGGTGTGAACCACCAGTTGAATTCTCAAACATATATGTAAATCCTCTCATCAAGTAGAGAGTTGGATTTCCAACACTGTTTCTTTGACCAGGGCCAGCAAAACGATAGTCACTGGCACCGTTTGAAGTTATATAGTATCTAGTACAGAATCCTCTACCCGTTCCGTTTGCTTCAATAAGATCGGTAACAAAACTACCAGCAGTTACAATACCTACAACATCTAGAGTAGTTGCAGTAAGGTTTGCAGGGACAGATCCTCCACCATCTGCCCATGTGACTCCTGCACCAACACCTTGTGATTTTAATACTTGACCTGCTGTTCCATAATTAGGACTAGCATTAGGAATACCAAGACCAAGTTCACCGTTAAAACCGAAATTAAATCTTTCTGTAGTTCTAATCTTAAAGGAATATCCTTCAGCTCGGTGTTCAGCAATTGCCCAGTTACCACCATTATTATCAAGAGATCTCATAACAATATTTGTTTTTCCAGAACCTTTCTCATGATTCTGTATATTGATCGCACCATGACCTCCTGTAGAGGGCACAACCACACTGAGTCTTCCAAGTGCATTTGGATCATCAGTTCCGATACCGACAAAACCATCAGCTGTTACACGAAGTCTTTCGGTGCCTTCTGTCTTAACAACAACACGACCATCGGAACCAGTATCAATTACTTCTACGGATGTATTACCCTCTTCAATTTTATCTGCAACTCCTCCTCCACCAGTGCCGAGTCCAGTCAATCCAGATCCATCACCTACAAATGCAGTTGCGGTAACTACTCCTGATACTGAGGTATTAGTTGTGATAGCAACCTGTTGACCCCCAATCCTTAGTTCAGCTGCACTTTCGATTGTTGGTGTACCTGCTGCACCAACTATATTCAGTTGTCTTACACCAAATGGTTTGTCTGCCATGGGACCTATTTTTTAACTATTTATTCTGTAATTTTAATTGTGATATTTCCAGTAAAGGAAATAGGATCAGCCCCACCTTCAACTAACTTAGTTTCATCTGGTTCATTCCCAGTGGGAGCGTCCCATATCATAGGTGCTTGACTGCCTTGCAAGTTGTATTGGTCTAACCAATTACTGTCATTTATATTATTACCAGCTTCTGTACCTGAATAGGTTGCAGATGTTCCAGCAGAGTCTGTAATACCTGAAAAACTACCTAGTGTACTTAACCATTGTTTAACATCTGCCCAGGTCCAATCTCTGTTATATTCTAATTTAGTTGCCATGAGACCAACAACAATAGGAGTTGCTGAACTTGTTCCATTGAATAATCTATCTTCAGATTCAATGGATGTGGTTCCATCGAGGGTGTAATATGCATCATATCGATTGTACCTAGTTCCTGAGTTATCTTCACATGCTGCAAGACCTAAGTCACACATGGCCCACACATCAATTGCCTCTCCAGTGTTACTATAGAAAGTTTTACATTCTCTATAGTATGTACCTATACCAGTTGTAGTACCAATATCATCACATGCTCCCACTCCAAAGGATTTGTAGTAAACCTTTCCATCGTCTCCAGTTCTTTCTCCGATCTGCCCTGGATAACCTGGCCTATTGTAGAAAGTATAATACTGGGTTCCAGACATACTGGAGTATAGTGCATTCCTTCTGGCGTCTTCTACACTTTCCTGTTGATTACTGTAGTAGTTGTTGTAATCTGGGTGATCTCCTAAGACTTGTTTTTGATCTTGGTTTCCTGCGGCATAGAAATAGAGGACACCAGAATCTACTAGTTCCTTTCCAGCTTGAATGACACTATTGTCTGTGGCATATGCAATTCCCAACTGAGCGTTATTGTATCCTACCAAACAGTTTGGTTTACTATTATATTGAACCATATCGGATCCATCTAAAGCTGTCTGACCATCGCCAGAACCATTTCTATGGGAGATCCATCCAGTAGAATCTGGAGTTAGTCTATGTCCCCAACTGTTACTAGAGATTGTTGGATCCTTTGTTCCATATACAGGATTGATTCTCTTACATCTATGGAATACTTTCTGTTGATCGAATCCAACTTCCCAACCACTGTTGTTGGTTCCGTAGTGATTCAAGAACCACTTGTTTGAATTATATGCCCAACCATACTGTCTACCATATGACTGAGAAGCACATGGAGTTGCATGGTATCCAGTGCCAGTTTGATATGCAGTATTACTTCCATTACAAACTGTTCTACTGTAAAAATTATTGACTAGAATCTGACCAATATCAAAGTCAGATCCAGGCACTGCTGTTCCTGTTCCGATTCCTAGTGTTACAAACTTAGGTGATCTATAGGTTGTACTATTGATTCTCCACCAGTTTCTTGCTGCTGCATCTGTAGGAACAGTAGTTCCATCCCATCTAGTCTCTAATCTGTTTGATGGATCAGCATTAAAGAAGTCTGGATCCAAATAATATGGTGCGTCTAAAGTTAGATCTAATAGATCACAAGTACCAACGGTAGTAGATATGCCACTATTAGATAATGCATTACCACCAACGTAATTTGTTGGAGTATCTGCTGTGGTAAGTGTACTGATACCTAAAGTATTTTGGAATTCAATGTGGCCAAACCACATATCCTGATCACATACAATAACATCTACGTCCTTACCAGTTCCGTATTGTGGTATTCTATTACCTAGTTGGACACTAGCTCCTGTTGTTGATGCAACGCCATCTGTGTTATCTGCATTGGACCACCAACCACTTACCCAAGGACTCTCCCTTTGCATGTGTCTTAACATTTGGTGTGATCCTCTGTTCTTGAGATCCGCACCAGGCGAAGAGGTTAGGTAACTATTAATGTTACCTGTCATATATCCTTGACACCAAACATTACTTGGATACCTATTAACTTTCGTTAGAGGTGTGCTCATTGTTATGTCATCTGGGTTATCCATGAAGGTTCCTGGATAAGAAGAGTGGTTGATGTTTACTCCAACCACGCTTGGATGTCTCTTTAGTTCACCGACTTCCCAATCATCTAGAAGATATATGCCTCTAACATCACTGTGTCCACAGTGACTGGCACAATCAACATGTCTAGATGGAATATTATCCTCTAGTGATCCATCTAGCATTAAAATATCATGAATATGAACCCAATCTTCTTTGGATTTACATAGAACTACATATTCTTTCTTGGCATCTGGACCTGGAACTTCAGGTAAAGTTTTTTTGTAGGCTTCAAAAGCTATTCTTCTTTCTTCTAGCCACTCTTCGTACCCGTCTTCGTTAGATATCATTGGTTGACCTCCATCAAATCATTTTTTGTGAAGTGAATCTATATGTAGTGACTCCAGAAATACCAGCTAGAGGAACTAGTTTCACTTGAACTACGTTGGATGACATGGAAACAGAAACATCTGCAATCCTATTTGGTTCGGACATCAAACCATACTCAGATACATATGCAGTTGTTCCTGCACCTGTATGCATTACTAATGCTTTCTGCGCTTGATAATTATTTCCATTGATAATATGTAGTGTGTACTCCGCAGTCATAAACTCAGTTACGAAAGTATCAATCTCCTGAGGTGTTCCTGCTGATGCAGTGAATGAAGATGATGCAACTCCATGACTTGCGAATACTGTATTTCTAATCTGTAGAGTTTGAGTACCTAGAGGATTGGTTGTTCCGATACCAATACTTGTATTAGTATTGATTCCAGCACCAGTCTTTTCAAAGTATCCTGTACTTCCACCACCAGAAGAAGTAACTGTAACTACACCAGCCGATATTGGGGAAACGGAGAGACCTGTACCGAAGTTAATTGTACCAGCAGTACCAACGTTAGATCCATCATCCTGAACGATTACGCCAGAACCAGAACCAACAACACCTGTCAGACCAGAACCATCACCTGAGAAGTTTGTGGCAGTGACAATTCCAGAGATGAATGCATCACCTTCGACTCTTAGTTTAGTATTCTCTGGATTTGTTGTTCCAATGCCAACACCGCCATAAACTGCATCGTGTTGTAAACACAGTGCTTTACCATTGTTATGGTAGATTTGACCTCCAGCATTGCCGCTGTTCTTGATCTGGACACTACCATAGGTAGAATTTGCGAGTAATACGGTGTCTCCCCAGATTCTAGCCTTACCATTACATTCAAGTGTGTATGAACCAGTTGATGTCATACCAATGCCGAGACAATTACCTGCTCTCAACATATCAATGTTGGTGTTATAGGTGAAATTATTATCACCTGCAAAAGAACCACCACTATTAAACTGAACTTCTCCAGAAGAACCGCCTGGTGATCCTCCACCTCCTGATTCATTTGCAGGAGCCCACTCAGAACCACTCCACTTTAGAACTTGGTTAGTGGAAGGTACTGAACTAGAAACATTATTGAGAGCATCGAGGTTACTACTTCCAGATAGATAACCCTGTGATGCATGGTTACCCCAACTGTATGCACTTGACCACTGTGTTGTTTGGATTCCAGTGATTGTGTATGCAGCAGAAGATACAAAGATTGGATCTGTTTCTACTTGGATTCCAGAAGATGTTACATGAACTGTTGCGACTCCAGCAGAGAGAGTTGCAGTCATTCCAGCACCAACAAAGTTGATTGTTCCTGCTGTACCTACTGTACTTCCTTCTTCCTGAACGACGACACCAGCGACTCCTCCGCCTCCTCCACCGCCAGGTAGATTAGTCAGACCAGAACCATCACCAACGAATTTAGATGCGGTAACAACACCAGTAGTATTAATATTTGCTGTACTTGTCAGTCCACTGATCGTACCACTGAATTCTGTGGCAGTAATTACACCTACGATATAGTTGTCTGTGGATGTACCGACAGTTCCATCTACTGCTCTGTCTACTAACTCAACCCATCTGCCAGCATGTGCAAAGTATGCTTTGCCCATGTCATGTGCATGTGCAAACTGTCCGTGGTAATCTCCTGGCTGAGGTAGTGATTGATATGTGGCCCACAGGAAGGGAAGAGTGTTGTTGGTTGCTGTACCATCCATTCTTCCATCAAGGTTGATGTTACCTGTGATGTTTAGTGCTTCAACACATGTGGTTGTTCCGATACCAACCTTGCCAAGAGTATTGATACCTGTAGAGTTTGATCTCCAGATACTATCTGTAGAAGGTAGGTTAGTTAGACCAGAACCATCACCAGAGAATCTAGAAGCAGTGATGACACCTACAGTGAAGTAGTTTCCATACTCATCTTGGTGTAGGATCTGTCTCCATCCGTTGTAACCACCCATGGTGGTTCCAGTAGAAACGTATGCTCTCTTAAGGTTATTTGCATAGGCAAACATACCTCTCCAAGATGTTGCAGCAGGTAGATCACCTGTTGCATCAAAGTCAAAACGCATCTTACTGCCTTGACCAGGGAAGGTTACAATACCAATTGCAGAATTGATATTGTCAATAGTAATAGAAGGAGTTCCTGTTAAGTTCTGTGCTACTGTTGCAATACCAGATGTAGTTGCATATCCAGATACTGTAGAGATACCAGAACTATTTGCATATGTGGAGACCCCTGCTAGTTTTGCGTACTCTGATACACCAGCATTAGTTGCAACACCTGATGCACCTGCATAGGTAACGATACCTGCTTCCGCTGCGTATGTTGCTACTCCTGCTACCCCACTATACGATGATACTCCCGCTAGTGGGGAGTAGTCTGTGATAGAAGAGTATCCTGCAACAGGAGTGTAACTTGAGATTCCTGATACATTTGCGTAGGATACATAATCTTCAACATCAATAGTTACATTTCCACCAAAGACTTGTCCTACATTTATTCTATCTCCGAAGTTGATACTCTGTGCAACTCCGATTAGCGTTCCATTATTTTTAATTACGACACCAGATCCAGTAGCAGTAACACCAGTCAGTCCAGATCCATCACCAACAAATGTTCCTGTAGTGATACCTGCTAGTAATGTATTACCAGCAACGTGGAGTTGTGATGTTGGCAGGGAAACCCCGATACCGACGTACTTACTTGTACTGATTCCATACTCAGCTACTTTAGCCCAAGTTCCAGCACTACCTGCGTTAGCACTTAGGTTGGTTCCATCACCGAACGTCTGGTATATTTCTAGGAAATTGTCGTTAACCTTTACCGCTCCAGCGGCAAGTGAGTCTCCCAGACCATCATTCGGCGTAAATCCAGTGAATATTCCCTGTCTTGCCATTTAGATTACAGTAATGGGTCCATGTAGTTCTATTTATTGATCTAATAAATACGTATATAAGAATAGTATGGTTACTTATGGACCGATCTTCCAACGATAAACTTCACGAAGCTTACCAAGAAGTGTATCTTCAGGAGAAGGGAATGTCTTCTGACTCAATGTCTTCGGTATTAAAGGGACACAAGTATTCCAAGAAGCAATTGTTCGACATGAGCAAGAAGTCTACTAAAGAAGGTAGACATGGTGAAGCTCATGCTTTGTATAAAGAATTCCAAAAGAGTTCTTATGAACCAGATGGTGATATGGTAGAGGGTTATGACAAACCTGATGAGAAGTTGAAGACTGATCGTGACGGTATGCGTATCTCTAAGAAGGATGCAGATGCTGCTAGAGAAAGAATCAAAGCGAAGACGATGCAGAAACGTCTTAACTACGGTAAGAAAACTGGATATGATCGTAAGGAATGGGATGAGTCAGTTGAACATGTGGGTAGACATAGAAGAGAGTATGAATCTTACAAGACCTCTTTAAAAGAACACCATGCTGAGAAGTTTACAGAGTGGTATGCTAACTTAGAGACTGAAGGGTATGATGTTTCTAGATGGGATCTTGATGATCTCGTAGAAACATATGTTTCTGAGAATAATCTATGGAAGTCTGTAGATATTATTACTGAGGCAGTTGAAACTCTGTCGGAACTTACTCGTTATGCTAAGGAGAAGGGTAAAGATCCTCAGACTGGTAATGAATCTAAGAAAGGTGGGACCATGAAAGGGTCTGCTATGGCAGCAGTTCGTAAGGATCTGGTAAAGACTGGAGGCCTCCGATCAAGTAGAGGTAAAGCTATCCAACCTCAAGGTAAGAAGAAAACTAAGGGTGCTAAGAACCCTAATGAAACTAGTGATACCAAGAGAAAGATTGCTAAGATGCAGGCTGCTAAGAAAGCAGAGGCAAATACTGCATCAGATGCTAAGAAACGTGGGTTTAAATCTGTTCAGAACTATAAGGATACTATGGCTCGTTATGGTGGTAAAGATAATTATGATAAAGGAAGAGGTTTAGGTAGTTGACATGCCAGCAGTCTCCAAAAAACAACAAAGATTCTTCGGGATGGTTAGAGCGGCTCAAAAAGGGGAAATGGAAAACCCCTCGCCTGAGGTTTCCAAAGTTGCCGCCACCACCAGTGTGTCCAGCGTAAAGAAGTTTGCCAAAACTAAACATAAAGGTTTACCTGAGAAGAAAAAAATGGAAGAAAATTTTACAATCAATAAGAAAGCACATAGGACTGCTCAAAAGTTTGCTAAGATTAGAAACTTGGCAAAGAAAGGTGCAACTGAGGGTGAACGTGCTGCCGCAGAGAAGAAAAGTAAGGGACCAAAAATGTTTGGTGAAGGAAGTGCGTATGGTCTTTATAAAGGAGATGGTAAACCTAAAGGACCAATGGCAGCCTTTGGTAAGAAGAAGGATAAGAAGTCAGTGAAGGAAGAGTTCAAACCTCATAAAATGTATGATCCAAAAACTGGCAAGGGATATGATGCCGATACAGAAGAGGAACATCTTCGTATGAAGAAGAAGGGTTATACCCACGATAAACCTAAGAAAAAGGACTACTGTGATTGTGGTTGTGACTGTGGTAAAAAAATCTGTAAATCATGTGGAAAACCACATAGGCCTGAAAACATTAAAGAAGATATGTCTGGGATGTCCCAGAAGTCTGGTGACAAGAGAAGCACTGAGAGTGGTGCAGGTATGACTGCAAAGGGTGTTGCAAAGTACAACAGACGTACAGGTGGTAACCTTAAGACTGCTGTGACTACACCTCCATCCAAACTCAAGCCAGGTTCTAAGGCAGCGAACAGAAGGAAGTCATTCTGTGCTCGTTCTAAAGGTTGGACTGGTGAAAGAGGAAAGGCTGCACGTCGTCGTTGGAACTGTAGTTTTGAACCAGAACACGGTGAGATGATTTCAGAATGGGATAATCAAGCCGCAGCTGATAGAATTAGAAGACATGCAAAGGATGCTGAAGATACTGCAAAGAGAAAAGTAGAAGCAAAGTATGGTAAGAAAACTGTTGCTAGAAGTGGTAAAGACTGGAAACAATTCAAGAAAGATGTTGAGAGTGCTAAGGGTAGATTGCGTCCAGGCGAGGTGAGAAAGTATGATAAAGCGAAGGGCAAGTGGGTGTCCAATAAAGACTAATATATACTGTAGTAACTTTGAGTAAATTGAATGAAGATTCCGCAATGGGTGAAGGGGGCTATCCAAACCCCTGGTTATATAAAGGTGCAGCTTTTACTACTGATGACATTGGCGATTTCTTCGGTTTCGTCTACAGGATTACAAATGTCGAAAACGGAAGACAATACATCGGTAGAAAATATTTTTGGCAGAAACGAAAGCCTAGAGCTACTGCTGGTTCTACCAGAAGGAGAAGAGTTACATCTGAAAGTGACTGGAAGAACTACTATGGAAGTTCTAACGAGCTTAAAGCAGATGTTGCCAAACTCGGGAAGGGGTCGTTTACTAGAGAGATCATTTCCCTACACACAACACCAGGAAGAGTCAATTACGAGGAGACTAGACAACTCTTTATAAATAACGTACTGACAGAAGCCCTTGACAGCGGCGACCCCGCATACTATAATAGTAACGTTCTCAGCCGTTATTTCAGGAAGGATTATTTCCATGGATCAGACTCAAGAGGAGATGCTTCGTGACCTACTAGTGGATCGCTTGCATGAATTGGTCAATGATGGTAGACTCGAAGACGCAATCGCTCTCTACGAGGAGCACAAAGACCTACTAGACAAAAATCCTTCCATTAGTTATTGATTTGATTAAGATGAAATTTGTTTATTCCCTAGCTGCGTTGGCTATCATTCCGACCTGCGCTATTGCTTCTCGTCTTCCTGATGGAACAGTAAAAATTCCAGTAACTCCAGTACAAGAAACAATTCCAGAATACAAAAACTGGGAGTGTCCTGAGTGTACACCTTCAGAGCAATTTGTTTTGAAGGAGTTGCAGGAGAGAACACGTATCACAGACCGCAATGCCCTTTCAACAATTCTTGGAAATATTAAACAAGAGTCTCTTTTCAATGCCAATATATGTGAGGGAGGTGCTAGAGTTCCTTACTCTGATTGTCATCGGGGTGGTTACGGGCTCATTCAGTGGACCTCTACGAACCGTTATCTGGGGTTAGGTAACTTTGCATCTAAGTATGGATGTGATCCTAGCACTCTGGAGTGTCAGACTCGTTATATGATTAACGAAAATATTTTCCAAAGATACCTCCCCATGTTTGAAGGTGGCGGACAAACTGTTAGTCAGTATATGGTTCCTGCTTTCTACTGGTTGGGTTGGGGTATCAAAGGAGCAAGAGAAACTTACGCATACGAATATACAAAGAAACTAGTTAAGACATGATCAAAAAAATTATCGATAAACTGTTCAAGAAAACTGAAGTTGAAGTTGTTGTAGATGATGATGTAGATGTCTATGCTCAAGATGATTTGGAGGATGATTACACAGGGGTTCCCGCACCTGTAGTCGCTCCTCATGATGATTGGTTTGATGATCCCCCAAAGACTGAAATGCAAATGGAATACGAACATATTAATGATGATCCCCATGATGGGTGGTGGCTACGACCTGAACATGAAGAATCTTCAAAAGAACCTGACAATATTCATGAGTTGATGTATAATATTGCTACGAACCACGGGAAGACTACTGTCCAACTCAACCCTCCTGGCGGTTCTGAAAACTTTCTAGGTGGTTCTGAGAATCATTTTTGATTCTCTTTTTCTGACTCAGTAGCTCAGCTGGATAGAGCAACTGCCTTCTAAGCAGTCGGTCGTAGGTTCAAATCCTACCTGAGTCGTTCGTCGATGTGGCGGAATTGGTAGACGCGCTGGGTTTAGGTTCCAGTGAATTTATTCGTGGAGGTTCAAGTCCTCTCATCGACACTATGAATTACAAAAATCATTCTGCAATTCATTCTTCAAATAAAAAATTGTATGAACCTGTAATTCTAGATTGCCCTTATGCAGAACAGATTAATCCAGGCCTTATTGAATGGATTAAAAAAGATATAACTACAATGACTTTCGATGGAGAGGCATTAAGAACTGACTTTCTTAGTACTCGCAATGAATTACCTTGTAATGAATTGCAATCTCTATTTGATTGGATTGATACGAAGACAGTAGAGTGTGCAGATTCCATTGCACAGTATACTAGAACTGCCTACGTAGACTCCCTTCCAGAAGATAAGAAATTTTCTATTGCTGATTACTGGGGAATGTGTTATAATAAGGGTTCTCACGCAGTCCTACATAACCACTGGCCATATGCAATGTCCTTTGCATATTATATAAATTGTCCAGAAGGAAGTTCACCTCTAGTCCTAGAGGACACTGAAATTCAGGTCACTGAAGGCAGGTTGGTTGTATTCGCTAGTCATATGGATCATAAAGTAGATCCTTGTCCAGTGGATAATAGATTTATGATTGCGGGAGACATTTCATATGCGGGTGTAGCTCAGTGGTAGAGCTTCTGCCTTCCAAGCAGACTGTCGTCGGTTCGAGTCCGATCACCCGCTTTCCTGATTTAGGAACATGAAACCAGTTGAAATTCTTCTACTCATTAGTGAAATGGAAGGATCCTGTACACATACTAAGAATCTTGGTTTTACTGAAGACCATAAAGTTCTTAGAGAAATGTGTGATAGGTATTACAAATTGTATTTCAAACTAAAGAAGGAACAAAACAATCCCAAGTAGCTCAGTGGCAGAGCCGCCGACTGTTAATCGGCTGGTCGCTGGTTCAAATCCAGCCTTGGGAG